AATTATAAAACGTGAGTGGTGGCAACATTGGGACAAAGACGAACTGCCTGTTTTGGACCATGTCATACAATCATACGATACCGCCTTCATGAAAAAAGAAACTGCCGATTACTCTGCAATCACTACTTGGGGTATCTTTCGTGAGAATGAAGATAGTGCTCCACAAATGATTCTACTCGATGCCATGAAGGAAAGATTAGAGTTTCCTGAACTACGAAGAGTGGCTAAAGAACAATATGATTACTGGCAACCTGAAACAGTTCTAGTTGAGGCGAAAGCATCTGGATTGCCCTTGACTTACGAACTACGGAACATGGGTATACCTGTTGTCAACTACACACCATCACGTGGAAACGATAAACATACCAGAGTGAATTCTGTTGCACCTTTGTTTGAATCTGGTAAGATATGGGCACCTACGGATAAACAGTTTGCTCAAGAGGTAATGGAAGAGTGCGCTGCGTTTCCCTATGGTGATCATGATGACTTGGTTGATAGTATGACTCAAGCTGTTATGAGATTTAGGCAGGGAGGATTAATTGGGCACCCAGAAGATTATAAGGATGAACCGACTCCTAATAGAAAATTTAAGTATTACTGGTAAACTATGACATTAGGAAAAAAATCAGGACCACCCCCAAAAAGAGGACCCAATCCACAAGGCTTGAATATTAAGAATAATACTGTTAAGACAGTGAAACTGGAGAAATTAAATGGCAGAAATAGACAAGGCTCTTCCAAACGTTGAGCAAACGGTAAACATACCAAGTCCCGATGACATTGAAGTTGCGGAACAAGAAGAAGAGGAATCGCAAGGCGATGGTTCTCCTGATGTTCAAGAAAACGAAGATGGTTCGGTAGACATTAATTTTGAACCAGGATCCGTGAATCCAGGTCAAGACGAAGGTCACTTCGCGAACCTAGCAGAATTATTACCAGACGATGTATTAGATCCATTGGGTCATGAGATGTCTGAAAATTACATGGACTATAAATCTTCTAGAAAAGATTGGGAACAATCTTACGTTAAAGGTTTAGATCTTTTAGGATTCAAGTACGAAGAATCAACACAACCATTCAAAGGTGCCAGTGGTGCAACCCACCCAGTTCTCGCCGAAGCCATTACTCAATTTCAATCATTAGCTTATAAAGAATTATTACCATCAGGCGGTCCTGTTAGAACACAGATGGTCGGTATACCGACAGCAGAAAAAGAAGCTCAATCTCAAAGAGTAAAAGATTACATGAATTATCAAATCATGAATGAGATGAAAGAGTACGAAGCAGAGTTTGACCAAATGTTATTTTACTTACCACTATCAGGTTCAGCTTTTAAAAAAGTTTACTACGATGAAGTTATGGAACGAACGGTTTCAAAATTTGTACCCGCAGATGATTTAGTTGTGCCGTACACAGCAACATCATTAGATGATGCAGAATCAATTATTCACGTTGTTAAAATGTCAGAGAACGAATTAAGAAAACAACAAGTCGGTGGATTCTATAGAGACGTAGAAATTACCCCAGGCTCGGAGCATGAATCTGAATCTGAAAAAAGAGAACGTGAGTTAGGTGGTGTTAGTAAAGGTCGAAGCCAAAACATGTTTACCTTATTTGAGTGTCACGTTAATTTAGATCTTGAAGGTTTTGAAGATGCTGGAGAAGACGGTGAACCTACAGGAATTAAATTACCTTACATCGTCACCATAGATGAAGCCTCAAGAGAAGTATTATCGATTAGAAGAAATTATGAAATTGGTGATAAGAAGAAAAGTAAAATAGATTATTTTGTCCACTTTAAATTTTTACCTGGTCTAGGGTTTTATGGCTTTGGTTTAATTCATATGATTGGTGGATTATCAAGAACTGCAACAGTTGCCTTAAGATCATTATTGGATGCGGGAACGTTATCTAATTTACCTGCAGGATTTAAGATGCGTGGTATCAAGATGCGTGATGAAGGACAACCTATTCAACCAGGAGAGTTTAGAGATGTCGATGCTCCAGGTGGAAATTTAAGAGATGCCTTCATGCCATTACCATTCAAAGAACCGTCACAAACTTTATTACAACTTATGGGTGTCGTGGTACAAGCAGGGCAACGATTTGCATCGATTGCCGATCTGCAAGTAGGAGACGGGAATCAGCAAGCAGCAGTGGGCACGACAGTTGCTATGCTTGAACGTGGCTCACGAACCATGTCTGCAATTCATAAAAGATTGTATGCATCAATGAAAAGAGAATTCAATTTAATGGCAAGAGTATTTAAATTATACATGCCACCAGTTTACCCTTATGATGTCGTAGGCGGTCAAAAAGAAATCATGCAAACTGATTTTGATGATCGTGTTGACATTATTCCAGTTGCAGATCCCAACATCTTTAGTCAGACCCAAAGAATATCCCTCGCCCAAACGGAGATGCAACTGGCTGCCTCAAACCCAGCAATTCATAATCAATATGAAGTGTATAGAAATATGTATGAAGCATTAGGGGTAAAAGATATTGATCTAATATTAATTAAACCAGAAGCACCGATGCCAAAAGATCCTGCACTAGAACACATAGATGCATTGGCTGCAAAAAATTTCCAAGCATTTCCTGGTCAAGATCATAGAGCACATATTACAGCTCACTTAAACTTTATGGGAACGAACATGGTTAGAAATTCACCACCTATATCTGCTGCTATACAAAAAAATTGTCTAGAGCATATTAGTTTAATGGGTCAAGAACAGATTGAATTAGAGTTTAGAGATGAGTTAATGCAACTACAACAAATGATGCAGATGATGCAGAACCCACAAGCAATGCAACAGAACCCTAATTTACAAAATCAAGTTCAAATGATGCAACAAAAAATAGAAGCTAGAAAAGCTGTGTTGATTGCAGAGATGATGGAAGAGTTTATGAAGGAAGAACAAGAAGTTACAGGTGATTTCGGTAACGATCCTATTGCAAAACTAAAAGCAAGAGAACTAGATCTAAAAGCTAGTGATAATTCTAGAAAAGTAAAAGAAGGTGAAGAGAAAATGAATCTAGATAAGATGAAAGCTATGATGAACCAAGGCAACGTTGATGAGAAACTAGATCAAAACGAAGAATTGGCACATTTACGTGCAGATACATCTATTGAGAAAATTATATTAAACAATGCACTAAAACAGGAAAAGTAAATGATCAATAAAAAAGAAAAAAAGACTTTAACGAAACATAAAATACACCATACGGCAAAACATATGGCGCAAATGAAAAAAGATATGAAAAAAGGTGTGAACTTTAAAAAATCACACATCAAAGCTATGAAAAAGGTAGGTGCGTAATGTGGTTTGGCGCACTTAAACTAGCGTTGAACGCTGGAACGCATATTTACAAGAAGAAAAAAGAAACTCAAATGCTTATGGCTGATGCACAAGCACAACATGCATCTAAAATGGCAAAAGGTGAGTTAGAATTCAGTGGTAAACTACTTGAAGCTAGACAAAACGACTATAAAGATGAAGTAGTTCTTGCAATACTAACATTACCCATTTTGGTCCTGGCATATGGGGTCTGGTCAGACGATCCACAGGCTATGGAAAAAATAAAAGTATTCTTTGAGCATTTCCAAGCATTACCTTCATGGTTTACCAACCTATGGATTTTAGTTTGTGCTAGTATATTTGGTATAAAAGGTACACAAATATTTAGAGGTGCTAAAAAGTGATAAGGCATACACTACTATTTATAAATCATTACTCTAGTAAATTTAGTGTATGGTCATGGCAAAAGCTATGGGGAAATAAACAAACAGGTTACGGATATAAAAAGTAATACATGGAATATTTATTAGCCATGTGGCTATGCAGTACTGTTCCTGGAAATGATTGTACACAAATACAAACAGGAATAAAAGAATTTAAAGACAGCTACGAATGTACAATATACGGTTATAAATCTTCAGTACTTATTATGGAAGATCTAGATAGAAAATTTGTTAACAAATACGGTGCACATACACAGTTTACATGCACTGAACAAGAGGCTAAACAAGAAGTTTAAAATGATAGAGGTGAATAAAATGAATTATTATTTTACAGGTATACTAGTTATACTAATGTTAGGACTTGCATTATTTGCTAGACCTGCATACAGTGGATCAACACAAAGTAATACTAGTGGAAGTAATACTGCTATTGAAGGTGGGTACACTGGAGGTGCAACTACTTACGAATCAGGAAGTACAGCTACAACTACAAGTACAAACAGTTCTACATCTAATATAAAATCGGCTCCCCCAACAGCATCAGCACCCTCATATAATTCTATGACACAAGATGTATGTAGCACAGGTGCATCTTTAGGTATTCAAACATTTGGCGTAGGTATCAGTGGCGGAAAACATTTTATAGATAAAAATTGTGAGAGACTAAAGCTATCAAGAATACTTAATGACTTTGGCATGAGAGTAGCAGCCGTTGCAATACTTTGCCAAGATGAAAGAGTCTTTGAAGCAATGATACAAGCAGGTACTGTCTGTCCTATTGATGGAAAGATTGGTACAGAAGCTATGGCTTTATGGTCTAAGTACGAGCATGAAAGACCAGATTATAGTGTCTATGTTAAACGTATGACAGCTAGAGAGAAAGAAGAAAAGAGAGTAGAAAAAATTAAACTTAAAGAAGAAAAAAGATTAGAAAGAATTAGACTTAAGAAAGAAGCTAAGATGACAAAAGAATTAGATAAGATGGATAAGAAAATTAAAATAGAAAAATTAAAATTAAACAATGGATAAGTATATCTTAAAAGCGTTTGGTGCTATTGACAATTTTATTGAGCATATAAATAACTTTTTATTTGCACCTCGTTGTAAGTGTAAGAAAAAAAAGAAATGAAAATATCAGAAAACACATCAGTAAGCATGCCGATGAAAAACATGTTAATGATTATCGCTGGCGTAATTTCAGGAGTGCTGGCATACACAGAGATTACAGCTAGACTAACTAGCTTAGAGACATCTAGAGAATTATTCCAAGCTGATCTACTTAAAAAAAGTGAGCAGTTACCAACCGATCAAGAACAATTTATGTTGATAGAAGATTTATATAAGTCGACAGAAAAATTAGAGATAACTCAAGAACAGAATATGACTAACAAAGTTAACATACAATTTCTAAACAAACAATTAGAGAAAGCATTGATTGATGTTGAGGCACTAAAAGATAAAGTTAGAAAAAATGGTAACGGAGATCACTGATGATTGAAATAGTAGTTGCATTACTAATGATCGTCTCAGGAGAAATTAAGGAACACAGAATACAAGACTCTATGTCTACTTGTTTAAAAGCTAAACGTGTTGCAATGAGATCGGGAACAAGTCGTATAGACTACCAATGTATAAAATCAAAAGCAGAAACAGAGATTTACATGGGTGAAAAATCAATCGTTAAATTAATATTAAAATGAAATGGATAATATATCTAGCACTAGGTGCTTTATTTTACTATGCACTAAATGCATTTGCTAGTTCAGTAGGATTGGCAGAAGAGAATGACACAGCTTTTAGTACAAACATATTACCTAATGCTGGGACAACTACATCAAGTTTAAGTAATTCAAATTTAGATGGAGTACAATCTGGATCTACTGGTGTATTAGCTAATGGCAGTACACATAATGGTTTTACTATTACTTGTGAAACGCAGATATCCAATGCATGTGGTAGAGCTTTTAACAACGAGCTAGAAGCATCACATGATATGACGGTTACAGCAACTGGTTCATTAGTAGGGATAGAAGGTAATAGCAGACCAGATGATGTTACTCATACTTCTACTCAGATAAAACTTAATGGTGGAATTAATTTAAGCAGCTATATTGCAGTACAAAACTGTGAGCATAACTCATCACAATATACTTGTGGAAATTCTGTTGGTGCTATGGATTCTTACACTTTAGTAATGAAAGTTTTAGATACAAACAATAATGTATTAGCAACATCTACACAAATTAGAACAATAGATTCTGGTTATAATGCTAATGAAATAATAAGTGGTGATAGCCTACATTATAACGGAGTTCATGCAAATAAATATGAATGGTCTTGGACAGGAATTGATGGATCACAAAGTACAACATCAGCTTTACGTGGACCAAATTTGTTAGGTGCGGAAATGGCTTTAGATTTTTCAATTGAGGACTACGAGCCTTTATCAGCACAGGAAATTAAAGATATTAACGAAGGTTTAGGAACAGCAAACCTTAATGAATCTGAGATATGGAATGTTATATCTGGACTTGAAGAAAGTATTGGTGAAAGATTAAACGTAGAAACAGGTGGTGCAGTAACAAGTGTAGAACTTACAGAAAATTTTGAGATTATAGTTACAACAACTAAAAAGGCATCTCCAGAAGTAGTAGCTAAAGTTCAAGAAGTTGTGCAAACAATGAATAAAACTAAAACTGTTGAGACATTAAAGAAAGAAGTTATTGCAGAAGTTATTAAAGAATCTAAACAAGAAGCTAAAGAAGAAGCTGTTAAAGAAGAGTCTACTAGCATAGCAAAAAATAATAAAGAACCAGAGAAGAAAGAAGAAAAAGCTAGTAATAAAACATCTGCTAAAGTAACTAAAGAAAAAATTAAAGAAAATAAAGTAAAATCAAAAAAAACTATTAACACAAAACTGGAGAAGGTCATGGCAAAAATTGATAAAAAAGTAAAAGACTCTGCAAAGAATCTAGAACTTAAGAATATTGTTAAGATGGATGCTATGATTGGAGAACAGCTATCACTAGCTTCATACAAAGGTATAGAATTTTATAAACCTAAAAATATATACATGAATCAATTAGATATAATGGATGATCGACAGATATACGCTGACATAACTTTATCAAATTATGTAGCTAATGATATTATAGGTATGAAGAAAAGACAATTAGAAGTATTAGATAACGAAAAACAAATGTTATTAATTGAATTAGAGGAGTTAAAACGTGGATAAAAAATTTAATATAAAAGATCAGCTAGCAGGCATAGCCGCATTAGTTGCAGCAATTGTTGCAATCGGTGGTGGATTTGTTAAGTATGGTGAGGTTATGACTAAACTTGATGCACTAACTAATGCATCTAAAACAGTAGATTTATCTATAGTTGCAGTTCTAGAACAAAAAGTTAAAGCATTAGAAAATGCAGACACAACTCACTCACATAATACATCACACTCACACAGCAAAACAGACATTAAAGTTTTAGAAAAAGAAATAGAATTATTAAAGGTGCAAATGGAAGAGATAAGAGTTAAAAATATTAACCCCTTATCAAACTAATGCAACTTAGTGGACACTTTAGTTTATCAGAACTAACAAAATCTCAAACTGCTGAGAGAAAAGGTATAGATAATAAACCTACTCTTGAGCATATAGAAAATTTAACAGAATTATGTACACAAATACTAGAGCCTACACGTAGAAACTTTGGTAAGCCTATGATAATTACCTCTGGTTATAGATCAGAAGACTTATGTGTAGCTATTGGTAGCAAGACTACCAGTCAACATGCTAAAGGACAAGCAGCTGATTTTGAAATGATTGGTTTAGATAACAAATCTCTAGCAAAGTACATCAAGAACAACCTAGTATTTGATCAATTGATACTAGAATTTTATACCCCTAACGACCCCTCAAGTGGATGGGTGCATTGCTCATACAATAAAGACGAGAATAGAAAAGAAGCATTACTTTACGATGGTAAAGAATATACACAATGGATTATTTAGAGGAGTAAAAATGACAGTGAATAAAGCAGGTAACTATACGAAGCCTACAATGAGAAAGAAAATGTTTAATCAAGTTAAGAACTCAGCAACCCAAGGTACAGCTGCTGGAAAATGGTCTGCAAGAAAAGCACAACTATTAGCTAAAAAATATAAAGCATCTGGTGGAGGCTATACATCATAATGGTATTAGCTAAATCCCAAAAAAGTTTACAGGCTTGGGGTAGACAGAAGTGGAGAACTAAGTCTGGTAAACCTTCAAGTAAAACAGGAGAGAGATACTTACCTGCAAAAGCAATTAAGTCTTTATCTTCTTCTGAGTACGCTGCTACAACAGCTGCTAAAAGAAGAGGTACAGCAGCAGGAAAACAATTTGTAAAACAACCAAAGACTATAGCAAATAAAGTAAAAAAGTATAGGAGTTTTGCGTAATGTCTAAAGCAACTTGGACTAGAAAAGAAGGTAAGAATCCTGAGGGTGGATTAAATCAAAAAGGTAGGGATAGCTACAATAAAGAAACTGGTGGCAATTTAAAACCACCTAGCAAAGTAGTTGGTAACCCAAGAAGAGCTAGTTTTTGTGCACGTATGAAAGGTATGAAGAAGAAACTTACTTCAAAGGAAACTGCTAACGATCCACAGAGTAGAATTAATAAAGCTTTAAGAGCATGGAATTGTTAATGAGAGATAATAAAGTAATAGAAAATTTCTTAAAAGAAAAATATAAAAAAGTAAAAGAGATGAGTTTATTTAGACATCTTAAGAAAGAAGTTACTACAGGTGCCAATGGTACTCAAGATTATATTATCAAGAAAGGAATTAATAAAGATACTATAGCAAAGAAATAATTACACGCATAAAAAAAGGGGAAGCGTTAACTTCCCCACAGTTAGGCAACAACAGGGCTCCTTTAAGGGAGCCTTTTTTTTTGGTGCAACTTCTTCAGACCAAAACTTTAAATTTTCTGTATCATTTCTTTAATGTCATCCTCTAGTTTTTTACCAGTAGAGTTAGCATG